GCCGGCTTCGGACGGCGCCAACTGCTTGGCGGCGCCCGCGCCTGCGAATTCTTTGGCCAGTTTCCGCGTCACATCCATGACCGCCTTGTGTTCGCGCGAGCCCGGCTCGAAGTCCGAAAGGGTCGCGTTCAACATGGACAAGGCAATGGAAACCTTGGTCTTGGCCAGCGTGATCTTGCCTGCCGGTGTTTCTTGTCCCGTGGCCGGAGCGGGGGCGCCCGCATCGGCAGGATTGCCGCCAGACGGATCGCCGCCCGCTGCCCCGGCCTGACCTTGACCGGGGAGCGGTGCGGACAACGTACCCAGATCAGGGGTCGCCATGGTTCAGCGACGCACTTTGCGGGACTTGCGCGCCTTGCGCAGATTCTTGCGCGCGGCGGTTTTCTGTTTGGCGGTAGCCATGATGCACTCCTACGGACGGTAGCCGCCGCGCGACGTGGGCCGGGTGTTGTTGCGGCCTGCCGGTTGGCGGTGGATGGGTTGTGCGGGACGCGCGGGCGATGCTTTGCTTTTCCGGGTCATCGGTTCACGCGGTTCGCGGACGGGCGTACGCATGATCTTCGCCTTACGCGCGCTTGGACGAACGCTTGTGGCTGCGCTTCGTCGAATGCTTCGCGGAACGCTTGGTGCTCTTGGTGTGCTTGCGTGCCATGTCTTTTCTCCATTGGATGGTAAGACGGAATCTCTGGGTCCAACCGCCTTGCCCCGATTGAGGCCGCGTGTTGCCGGATCGCTCCGGTAAAGACCGCACGGTTCCGCGCGGATGTGCGCGGCGGTCGATTGCGTTGCACGGAGGGATTTATAACACCAATGAACGAACAGGTGTCAAGTTTTATTTGCGTGCGCCGCGTTTTGATTTCCGGCGCTGTGCGTGGGCGATGGCAATGGCCTGTTTATTCGCCGCGCGCTTGCCTGATTTCCTTGCCGTTCGCGCGTAGTTTTTGCCGGTATGCAACTCACGAATGTTCCGGGAAAGCGTCTTGCGCGAAGTTCCGCGTGCGTGAGGCATCAGTGTTTGCTCCTTCCGCCGAAAATCTTTCCGAGCAAGCTTCCGCGTTCGGCCTCGGGCACCGATGCAATCGCCTGCTGCATCTGCTGCGCCTGTTGCGCCTCGCGTTTCTTCAACCGCTGCTTCAGGGCTTGCGCCATCGGCGGATCGGCAAGGTCGAGGAAATCTTCCTTGTCGATAACGCCCAATTCCATCAATTGTTCGGCCTGTTGCTGGGCCTGTCCTGCAAACAAGGGTGACGCCGAATGCGAAGCGACTTCGACGTTGGCATCCCCCGGCAACATCGCCAGCGTGAACTTCATGCCATCCTCGGTCACCAGCATCGTATCGTCATAGCGACGCGCCAGCCCCAGCAACAACGAGGCGCCTTCGGCGACTGCACGTTCCACATTCATCATGCGTCGTGTCAACCGTCCCGCGCCCGCGCTCATGACGGCGCGTGCGTGCTCGCCGCCCCGTTCGCCGCCGGTCGATGCGCCCTGTAAAGCAGCGGTCAAGCCCAGTGTCTCGTTGAACATCTGGTCGATTTCGCCAATTTCGGTGAATGAAAGCTCATTGATGTTTGGGGTGAGCAAATCGACCTTGGCGCTCGGGGTTTGGGAATTGGCGAGCAAACCGCCGCGACGCATGACCGCCGCCGCCTTTTCATCCGACACCCCGCCCATGAAGCCTGAAAAGACCATCGGCGGATTGGCTTGGCGCGCGAACAGGCGGTCCAACTGGTTCATGCGCTTTTCGCGCCATGCCTGCAAGGGGATCAATTGCGCAACCGTTGAATACCCCCAGAAATAATCGTCGATCGGATCGACCGTCATTTGCACGAAAGGATGATGGTGCGGGAGAAAATCATTCTTCCGGTCCGAAAGGATCAGGTCGTGTTCCACGGTTTGGAAGATGCGGTAATCGTGGGTGCGATCATCCATCGCCCAGATTTCCTCGATTTCGAGCGTTGGCGTGTCCGAAGCCGCGTCATAGACCGCCGAAGTCGAACCCCAATCGGCCACACCGCCCGCCACAGTTCCCGGCGCGCTGCCATTCCAGACGATCGGGTTCTGTGCACCGATCGCGAGCGTGCCTTGTGCCATGTGTGCAGCGGGTTTGCCTTCGCCCCAGCGACGTATCCATCGTTCGGCTTCCATTTCGGGCATCCCCGCGCCGATCAGCCAACCCCGCACCGTATCGACATCCAGACGAAAAGTGTACAAAAGGGCCTGCTGGCCCTCAAGCCCAGGCAAATCATCCCGCCACACGCCGAAATTGCCCGCGCCCACGGCATCACAACGCGGACGCTTGGCGCCCCATCCGAATTTCTGGACTTCGCAACCGTACACCAGCGACCACAGGGCGCCGTGGGCGTAGTGCTGATCCGCTCCGGACTCGCCCCACAGCGAACGCAGGCGGTCCGAAACCGCTTCGTACATGCCCAGTTGGCCTTCATCCGCCAAAGGACCCGCGTTCAGGCCAAAACGCACCGAACGCGGCGAGTAGAGATAGGACGAAAGGGTGTTGAGTTGCGGCCCGATCTTGTTGTAACGCGCGCCCCACTCAAATCCCCCATGCAGATACCACGTCCGCCATGATCCATAGTGGCCACGGCGCTGGTCGAGCGAACGCCGCAACTGCTGGCGTGTACGATCCAGCCATGCCGACCGCTCGTCGATGGCGAGAGGGATACGCATCAGGCCGGACCGTCGTACTTTCCGACGACGGCGGTAATGGGGCGCGGCATCCCGAAAGGCAATTGCCCCCCTACGCCACGGCCGCCTGCCGGTAAAAGTTCCTTGGCATCCGACCAATGGGCTGCGAATGGGCCGGGAGGGGATTCGGCCTTGCGCTTGGGTTCACGCTTGAGGCTGGTGGTCGAGATTTTCTGGTTCTGCAATTCAGTTTCGAGCAGCTTGTCGGCGGCGGCATGCGCGGCACGGCTCGCCTGCCCGATCACGGCAGGTGCATACACGATCCGGAAGGCGTCCGAGCCGCATTCGGGGCAAGGATGCGAGCTTGCGACTTCCCCGAAAAAAATAACACCTTCGTCGTGGCACTGGAAACAGCCGAATTCCATGATGCGCGTGGCCGCTTCGCCGCACGCCCGGCAATGGCTTTGAGTCAGATGATCTTCCCATTCGCATTCCTCGGCAGGAAGGCCGCGTTTGAGACACGCGTTGCAGCGCCAGCGCTTCACGACTTGGCCCCGCCATCGAATTTCGAGTCCAGCTTGCCAATCGCCATCTTGAGGTCAGCAATGCCGGAGGACACTTCGGCATGCAAGACCGTTTGGATTGCGATGTGCTTGCGATGCGCGCGCACTTCGGCGACCGCGAACAGGATCAGGATGGCCAACAAGACAATGATCACAATGCCCATGCGGGAACTCCTACCGGCGACGGGAACGGGACGATGAGCCGCGCAGCTTGGCGCGGGCTTTGCCACGCACTTTGCGGGCTTCGGATGCGGTGATGTTGCCTGCTCGCAAGGCGCGGGTCGCGCCCGACAGGGCTGCGCGGGCGTGCGCCGCGTCATTGACGGGAAACCGGCGCCCCGATAGGGCAAACGTGCTGCGTTTCATGCCGCGTCGTTTGGCGGCGGTCAGTCTTGCCATGACATGCTCCCGGCTTTCTGCCAATTCGATTCTTCGGTCTGTGCGTTGAGGTTGGACAGCCAGTTCCCAATCGAACGCGCGACCGCATTGTGCTCCATTCCGGAATATTCGTCCATGCCCCGGCCCATCAACAACTGGGGCATCAATTGTTCCTGCCACGCCATGCAGCCCAAGGCCATGGCAATCACCCGATCATCCTTCTGCGTGCGGCCTTCGGCCTTGATCGATGTGCCGTTCTGCGTCACATAGCGCGCTTCATTGATCCACGCTTCGCTATGGATCTTGAGCATTCCGCGTTCGATCAAGTCACGCAAAGTGTTCATCATGATCTGCTTGGTTTTCCACGTGGTTTCCCATTGCAACAGGGATGAACCGGAAAGGCTGTCAGGACGCCGGTACAGGTAATGCTGGATCGATCCGAAAATGTCGGCCAATTCCGC